ATTGGCAGTTGCCTGGGGCTGGGCGGGCAACACGGGGTTGGTCGTGTTGCCAATGGTGATGTTCTGATTCAGGAAGGGAGACCAGGTGATGCGAACCTCCACATCGTGGAACTGCAGACCAATCAGGGGCAGACACACGGACCAGTCCTTGCAGAAGAAGAACTTGAGGGGCAGGAACGTGTTCTTCTGGTTGTTGAAGGTGGAGTTGTTCAGGTTCAGGTACCGCTGGGAATAGTTCTGAGCACCGACAACGGGCTCGATGTCGGTCATGTACTCGATATCCTGGGTATCCACAATCTGGCCTCCAATCAGCAGCTCAACCTTGTCGATGACCTTGGTCCAGTCTAGGTTGACCATCTGGGCACCGTTTGAGTCACGGACGGTCAGGTACACGTAGCTCAGCAGATCGCCCTTCTTCTCGAAACGGATGGTGGAGATGCCGCCAGCGATGGGGGCACCCTGGATCACCTGGCGCTCCACGGAGTTGGAGTAGTGCGTGTAGCGCTTGTAGTTGGACCGGTAAAAGGAAACCTCGGGCTTGCCGGTCAGCCAAGCGTCCTGAGCTCCGACGGCGACGAGTTGAACAACACCTCCCGACATTTAGTACTATCCCATATTTTTTTACAGTGTCTTAGTTCACGGAAACCGCCGCGTTAAAAGGAGATGTGCCCATGGCTGGGTCGGGCTTTTTTGGGTCGGCCAGAGAGTATGCCAAGGGATTCTTTTCGAGCTGCTGGATGGCAATGTCCAAGAATCCGTTTGAAGCACGCGGATTGGGGTTCGCCTTGAACTCGTTGAGTGGGTCGTCGAATTCTGGGGGCAAGGTTCCACGTCCCTGGTTTGTTCCAGTGATGGCCATGGGTCCTGGCTGTTCGGGCCGAGCCTCGATGCGAAGCTGGGTCGCCGCACCCACCTGATTCACGGGATCGCTGCGAACGTTCATACGAGCACCATTTGCGGCCCGATCTGGCTTGGCGCGATACCCAGACGACCGAGTCAAATCCGTGTCTGTGTAACACGTCGTCCCTTCGGCATATGGCTGAGAGATGTTGTATTGTGGCGGGCCATCCGAGAGCGTGTCCGTGCGCAGACCAGTTTCGCTACGAATCGTGGGTTTCTTGGTCTTGAGGAAGTTTGGACGACCTTCTGGTGCAACAAGAGCACTCTGAGCGCCACCGCCTCCGTACGCCCCTGGTGCACGGAAAGCAGTCTTGGACGCCGCCGCCTCCTGTGTAATATCTCCGATGTATGCAGCACCTCCGCTCTTGACAAAAGGGTTACGAGGACCTGGGCGACCCTCGAGTGTTGTGAGACGCTCCTCGTTGATGTTTGTGGGAAGTGCCCGGAAATAGTCCTGGAATCCACCCGCTGCACGGACATTGGGTCCGACGCCCAAACCTGGACCGATAGTCATGGGGGCTTCGAGAGGCGACACGTTGTTTTGCTTATTCGTCACGTACTCTCGGTTATAAAGATCATACACGGGCTGACCATACGGAAACCGAGAGTTGGTCGGAGTCACGTCCTGAAGGTTGGGAACAGCATCCTTGGGTTGGAGACGCCAATCATTAATACGGCGACCAAAATTTGGATTCGTGTTCCGCAAATCAAAAGCGTCGGCGCGGTGACCGACTGAGTCTGCCATCATATCTATGTCCCGACGGGTCAGGGGGGCTTTGGGCTTCGTGGTTGGTGGTGGGCTCGGGGCTGAATTTCCATCCGCGAGTGTTTTACCAGCAAACACAAGACCAACAACGGCGGCCATCGCGAGAGGGTCCATCGTTTCTTATGCTTATTCACTATTTTTTTAACGATTCCACGTCTTAACGCCCTTGGTGTAATACCGCTGAGCAAAACGGTCATTCTGATACTCACCAAAAGTGTTGATGGGATTCCAATCAATGACACGCAGGGGCAAAGTCACGTACGTATTGGGGAAATCATATGTCTGTTCGGACCATCCCTTCTTCCAAGCGGTTGTTGGCTCCTCGCGGAGGTTGCTCTCGACATTCGTCTTATCCTCGAGAACAACCTGGGCTGGGCCATACCACACGCCCTTCTCGTTCACGAGAGGCAGATAGCTAAACTGTGGCATTATTAATGTATTCGCACATTTAATTTTAATTGCCCGCCTCCATCTGGACACGCTCTGGGAACTTGGAGTAGAACCGATCTGGGTCGCATGCGGCGCCACCTTGGTCGTGACACTTGGCCGCGAATGGCTTTCCGTAGGCCGCCTGAGCAAAGGCCGTTTGATCGTTTGGAATAGTTGTTGCGGGCATTGAGTAGAAATTGCGCTCGGCATCCCTCTGACGTTCAAAAGGGTGAATCTGAGACCATGCAGCCTGGACCTGTCCGCGCACGCTCGGGTACCACGCGGCGGCGGGTCGGTCTGGGTTATCCACGTAATCGCTCAAAAGCACGTTGCCCATGGAGTTTTCAGTCGTGGGCAGTGTCACATCGGGACGGAACATTGTCGAGTACCGAGCGTCACCTATAGCAGAACGAAGCTTCCCATCCTTGATCATGTTTGTCGTCCACATGTAGTACAGAATTGCAAGCGCTATGCCGCCGAGAGCAAAAACACGTGGGTCTCTGTTTATAAGGTACACTATGCATGAGGCATACAGAATGAATCTGGTCGTTGCTGAGACGCGCTGATTGGCCGTCTGTGTCGCCGTGGGCCAAAAAGTCAAAAGGTCGCTCGACTTGAAGACGTCTTTGGGATCCATTACTTCTATTTACGGAGATTCTTTTTCTTTCTCCCTGAAGGGGGGAGGGGGGGCGCCTGCTGCTGCTGCCTCCTTGGCGTTTGTGGAGGTCCGAGAAGTGACGCAAACGGATTCCCTGCTGCGTCTCCACTCATCATCTGAGTCAACATACTGTTGACGCTCGCCATCAGGGACGCCTCGTCTGGCTGACCGTTCGGGCCAAGCTTCATATTCTTGGCACATTTCTCCGCAGCCGCCTCAATGGCGCTCAGAGTATCTGGAGGAAACATGCTGAGTGTCGTTGAAATCATGTACAGAGACGAAAGGTACTGCCAAATGGCCTGCTTTGTCGCTGGCGTACAGTCCTCACGCCTCCACACCGTATGAAGGTTTAGATTCTTTACAAACTCGTTCTCTTCGCAAAAGAAGGACTCATCGTGAGCCGTCATTTGGCCAGCCCACGGGGCGACCTGCTTCATGAACGTCTTGCAATCTGGCCCCGTCTTGGTGGGCTCATCGGGGAACACGGTACTGAGCTCCCCGAGGAACTGGTTCATCATCTCATCAAAGGCTTTTACGGTGGTCATATAACCCAACTTAAGGACGCAGTCCTTAAGTTGTTTCGCGTAGCCAGTTTATAATTTTAATAAGGTTCCTTCAAAATTGGTCCAGAATCCCCCTGACCCTGACTCACAATGAAATATACGAGGAGACCAACCAAAAAGGCGGGCTTGAAATAGTCTGAATTCTTCAATTTATCTTCGTTATTCATTTTTGACTTTAAATATACATAGGCGACAACAGCAGCGACGGCAATGACGCCTGCGCTCATGGGTTCCCGAAAATACTGATCCATTACTATGTATGGTTTAATTTTTGAATTTTAGTTGGCGCGTCTGGAAACAGGGACTCACCTTCATCTGTTGGGGCTGGCGTGCCGCCCCCTGGAACGCTTGGCGGGGTCAAGGAGTTGTTGACGGTGACGGCCGTGTCGACGCCCCCTGGAGTCTTGCCAAACTCCATGTTCCCCGTGTTTTGGGGGAGGGAGGAAACGTCCTCGTTTCCTTCCTCAGGCACGGCGTCTTCCAAGTCTGGAACGTCCTCTTCACCCTCTGGGTCCTCCTCGTCGTGATCCATGTCCAAATCTTCACCCGCCGCAGGTAAAGGCAAGTACGTATTGAGAATCTCGGCTGTTGGGACGAGGTCCTCAATGACTTCACCAATTCTCTTACAAAATCGGGTAGTCAAAACCTCTTTCCGTTCCTCCTCGGGTTTGTTGTCCACGATGATACTGGGATTCTCATAAAGGTCTTTGGCACAGGCCTCGTAACACCGCTGGACAAAGACGTCATTGGCGGGTAACTTGATGCTAATCTTCTTGGACTTTCGGTCGGTCCTGATGGCGCTCAGAATCTTAACATGAATCACAAAGACAGCCGCCAACAGGTTCGGAAACAGGGACTGGTTCTTGATGATGGCATCTGTATTTTTCAGTGAAATTGAAGAGTTCCACGTCTTGACGCCTCGAAGGAGCTCCTGAAACACACGTGTGGTATTTTTGCCCTGGGATTCTTTCTTGGCCTCGAGCCAAATCTCCCAAAAGGCTTCAATCATCACGGGAGTCATGGCGTCACAGAGCTTCTTTGTAAACCGACGCTCAGACTCGTTCAGAAGGTCCATTTTAGTACCTAGTGAGAGTAAAACTTTAGTGTTTTTTCGTGATTCGTAGTTTTTCAGCCGTCTTTTTGAGATTGACGAGGCTTGGGAGATATACGCCCGGATCAACCTCTTCCTTTTCCATTTCCGTTTCGAGAGCGACCGCCTTGGTCCATTGAACACGAATATCAAGCGGTCCCACGAGGTTTACTATGTACCCGAGCCTCTGGAGTTGGCGACACATGTACCAAACAGTTGTGCGTAGGTCGTACCGTGGAAAACCTACAAGGAACGTAGGGACGGTCAGGACCGCATCACGACTCCCAAGCTCTGAAGCCACCTTAATTTTACGACAAAATTGCTCAAGAAGAGCACGGTAGTACTCTTTTTTCGCAAGGTCCCGCTTCTTTTCAGAAGCGACAATTTGTTTGGCCGATACAGCCATCTATTCTAAGTTGTTAATTTTGGGACGGGACCGTTACGCGGGGTCCAGTCCTTCGGACTGTCCTACTCCCGAGTCTGTAAATTGGTCTGGGTCACAGTCATATTCTGTTGATACGCGGCTGGAATACTTGACAAATTGGGCTGGGGAGGCTGGTTCTTATAGCCCTGGAGAGCTCCCTCGAACTGGGTATCGAGATTCTTCTGGACGTCGACCCAGTTCTGGTACGACCCTGGTTTGTAGCCCATAGTTGATTCCACGGTGTTGGTATCACCAATATTGAGTATGTTTACTGAACCGTCGTCGTTCACCTTGGCGTTAATGTCGAACTGAGTTCCGAAAAAGTGCTTGGTGTTATAAAACATGATACGGGACTTGTAGCTTCCATCGGGCTGGATGTTTACAAAGACTGTATCTATAGGAGCCAGGTCAGGCTTCATAGACTGGACCTTTTCGATAATTGCCTGAACAATGATTGGAGGTACGGGGGCGTCGAGCACAACGTCACCTGCCGCATATGTCGCCTTCTGACGTCCGTTCCATAGAAAGAAAAGGACGAGGATCACGAGGACCAGGATCACAATGTCCTTCATTACTCTAGACAAACAAAAAAGGTGCGCTCGGGGCCAGGAGCCGAGACGGGAAACTGCGTTCCCCTCCGCCCTCAAAAACCCTCAACCTAGATTAGATGGCACTTTTGGTCTATTCGGATAAATGCAAGTTTTCACAGGAGATTATAGGCTTCATCAAGACCCAGCCTGCCCTCATCGAAATTGTCAGGTTTCATAATGTAACCACGTCTGGCGTGCCTTCGAAAAAGATTACGAGGGTACCCACACTGGTCACGAATGATGGGACTATGTGCGTTGGCGCTGAAGTCAAGGCGTGGCTTGTATCGATGGTGCCGACCGAGTTCGAGTCCTGGGACTGTAGCGGCGGTCTGTGCCAGAATCTTGACGGGACGGAAAATTCTGGGCTCTTTGAACTGGACAATTATGGAGAGTCTCTTCAGCCAATTTTGACTCCTGAATTAGAGGCGCGGATAACCATGAGTGTGACGGATGCGTATCAGGCCCAGAGGAAATAAAGGCCAGTCGAGTCCGAAGGACTCTGAGTGTGATAAAGGGATAACGCACTTTGAAATATAAGATGCATTTTCGCACAATTCAAGCGTCGGCTCTCAAGTCCGTGTTTGAGGTCCTGAAGGATATCATCAATGATGTGAATGTCTACTTTACAAAAAAGGGTATTCACATCTTGACCCTGGATACGGCTCGCGTGACCCTGGTTCACATGGACTTGAGTTCTGACAACTTTGAAGAGTACGATTGTCCTACAGATATTGTGGCAGGTCTGAACATGGCCAACGTGTACAAGCTCCTCAAGTCGGTCTCGGGACAAGACACCCTCTTTGTTCGCATAGAAGGTCGGGACTTTATGGAAATTTTCATAGAAAATCCAGACAAGAAATCTTCGACCAATTTCAAACTAAAATTGCTGGACATTAACGAGGACATACTGGAGTTTCCAGATATTCACATGAATGTCGTGACCACTTTGCCCGCTATTGATTTTCAGCGCATTACGAGGGACATGGGAAACCTTGCGACTGAGATGGATATTATCCGTGAAGACAACCGACTCGAGCTGAGCTGCAAGGGCGACTTTGCCGACCAAAAGACAGTCATCGAGTTCCCCGAGTCCGTCAAGAGGACTGGAAGCACATTCAGTCTCAAGTACATTAACCTGTTTACCAAGGCGACAAACATGTGTTCGAGCGTCCAGCTTATGCAAGACTCTGAGAATGAAAACATGCCAATCATCTTTCGATATACAATTGCAAATCTCGGAGACTTGAAGTTTTACCTGGCACCCAAGGTTGAGGCTGACTAATTAAAGTTTATATATGATAAAAATATATGGAGGCCAGGTACGAGGAGAGAATACGCGCGTGTACGTCAGAGTCTGAACTTGCCGAGTATCTTCTTTCGTGTGTTCCCGTTATAAAGGAATATACGAAAGATGTTGAAGAGACGACGGTATCGACAAAAAAGGTGGCGGGAGTACAAATCTCGTCACGCAAGGGTGTTCAAAGAAACGATATTTATAAGAAATACCTCAAAGATGTCGAGGATGGGTACGACTATGCTCCCAAGGACAGGGATGTTCACGAGACGCCCTGTCGCCAGTGCGGGGCCATGTACTCCCGCGTTTTTGACGAGTCGGCGTCCGAGGAGATTTGTAGGGAGTGTGGGTCGGTCGAGTACATTCTCGGTGACGAGGTGGGTTTCAAGGAGGAACAAGACCTCGAGAAGCATATAGTCTATTCATACAAGCGTGAAAATCACTTTAATGAATGGATCAGTCAGTTTCAGGCCAAGGAGTCCACAACCGTCCCTGAAGACGTGATTGCAAAATTAAGAACAGAATTTCGGAAACAAAAGGTCAAAGACCTTTCGGAGATTACGCATGAAAAGGTCAAAGGTCTTTTGAAAAAGCTAAACTACGCCAAGTATTACGAGCACGTTCCATATATAGCAACTATAGTCAGCGGCATCACTCCTCCAACGATGCCTCAAGAGCTTGAAGACAAATTAAGACTCATGTTTCACGCCATACAAGCACCGTTCGAGAAGCACAAACCTCTGAACCGTAAAAACTTTTTGAGTTATTCATTTGTCTTGTACAAGATGAGTGAGTTGCTCGGGGAGGATCAGTACCTCCCATGTTTCCCACTCTTGAAGAGTCGGGAAAAGTTGTATGTACAAGACCAAATTTGGAAGAAAATATGTGACGAGTTGAAATGGGAGTTTATATCGACCGTCTAGTACATGGACAGTATGGGTACAGGTGGTGGATCGTCGGATTGGATCCTCTCAAACTCTAGGGGTCCTAATTTATCCGGAAAATTGATCAAGTATCCCACCTGAAGACCCAAGAGGGTCAGGTAGTTACGGGTCTGAATTCGGTACGTCTCATTGAGCCGACTTACCGACTTGAGTTCAATGACTATTCGTCTGTCGATAATAAGATCGGCTCGGACGTGTCCCACGTTCTGACCCTGGTAATACACGGGGACGATACGCTCCGTCTCATAGGGGATCTGGCGGTCACGCAGGGCCACCTCAAACGCACAGTGGTACACGGACTCGGAGTATCCTGGGCCTAAGGAGAACCAGATATCATCGGCGATTATTCGAAGAATCCCATCCATTAAAAATAAAACACGAGACCTTTTTAAGGGGAGATGCTTTGGCCTCAACATGTGTTCTGTACCCAACTTGCATTTGGGGCCATCTCGTGGCGTGACGCCTTTTGGTCCGTGGCCCCAGACCTCCCCATGGTACTTTTGGTTCCATGGGCCCCGCCATGGGGTCTCATACAAGACTGGTGGAGCTACTCAGTCTTGTATAAGGTTCCTCACTCCCTTTTGTTCTTAATTTTGATCCAAAATTCAAGGGTCCGAAAA